GTGCCGGGCACGGCCGCGGGCCGGCCCCACGGCCGGTGGTCGGCCGGGTTCCCGCGCGGGCGGTACTCTGCTGGCAGGCCGCACGCATAGGAGGCGCCGGGTGATGGTCTGGGCAGCCTGGTACGCGGCGGGCAGCGTGGCCGCGGTCCTGCTGGTCGCGTGGGCCGACGTGACGCGGAAGGCGGGTGCGCTGGCATGATCCCGGTCACGTCGACGGAGTTCCTGTTCATCCCGGTCACCGGGCCGCCCGGCACCGACCCGGCCGCGCTGGCGGTGTTCATGGCGCTGGTCCCCGAGGGACCGGAGCCCGCCGCCGGGGACTGGCACGCCGCCGCGTGGATCAGCCCCGCGCCCGGGCAGCCCGCGGAGGCGGCGCTGCTCATCGGCCCGGGCGGCGCCGCGTACCCGGCGGGGGAGTACCTGGCGTGGACGCGGCTGACCGCCGCCCCGGAGGCCCCGGTGATGAAAGCCGGGCGGGTCCGGATAGGCGATGCCGGCACCTGACCTGGCCGTGGAGTACGCGCGGCAGCATTACGGGGAGCGCGCCCGGCGGTACGCGTCGCCGCTGGCGCTGGGCCAGGCCCTTGACCCGGGCACCGGCCGCAGCCCCGCGCTAGACCACATCGACGCGGCGCTCGTGGAACTGATGGACGACGGCGGCGCCTATAACGCGCTGGCGGTATTCATCGCCGCTCAGGAAGGCAAATCGACGCTATGCTCCCGCCGGCTGCCCGAGTGGGTGCTGGAGGATGACCCGGCGGCGCAGGTCGCGATCGTGTCGTACCAGGCGGACATCGCGGTCCGGTGGGGGCGGGAGATCAAGCGGGACGTGCAGCTCGCCGGCGCGCGGCTCGGCATCAGCATCCGGCAGGATTCGGCGTCCGCGGCACGGTGGGACACCCCGCAGGGCGGCGGGGTGTACTGCGTGGGGGTGGGCGGCGCGTTCACCGGCCGGTCGGTGAACCGGCTGATGGTCATCGACGACCCGGTGAAGGACCGCGCCGAGGCCGAGTCTGACACGGTGCGGGACTCGACGTGGGAGTGGTATGAGTCGGTGGCGCTGACCCGGCTCGGCCCCCGGACCCGCGTGGTTCTGGTGATGACCCGGTTTCACGAGGATGACCTGGCCGGCCGGATTTTCTCCCGGCCGGGGCCGCTGCGGTGGCGGCAGGTGTCTATCCCCGCGATAGCGGAGGACGCCGCGGACCCGCTGGGCCGGGCACCGGGGGAGGCGATGGCGTCGGTGCGGGGCCGCGGCCCGGGCTACTTCCACAACCAGCGCGCCGGGCTGTCGCCGTACGTGTTCTCCAGCATGTACCAGCAGCGCCCCACCGCGGCTGAGGGCAACATGTTCCGGCGGGCCGCGTTCCGGTACTGGCGCCGCGCGGTGGCGCAGCCGGGGGCGGTGTACGCGGGGCAGTGGCTAGATCTTGAGGGCCGCCAGTTCGACCTGGGCGACCCGGCGGTGTGGCGGTTCGCGACCATCGACGTCGCCGCGTCCACGCGGACGGCGGCGGACTGGACGGTGTGCTCGGTGTGGGCCATCACCCGGGAAGGCGACCTGGTGCTCCTTGACCGGGCCCGCGCGCAGGTGGAGATGGCCGACCACTTCGCGATGGTGAAACCGCTGCGGGACCGGTGGCGGTTCGACGTGTGCTACGTGGAGCGGCAGTTCTACAGCAAGACCCTTGTCACCGACGCTCAGACTGCCGGGATACCGGTGGCGGAGCTGACCGCTGACACCGACAAGATCACCCGGGCGATCCCGGCGGCGGGCCGGGTCCACGCGGGTAAGGCGTGGTTCCCGGCGGACGCGCCGTGGCTGGACGAGTGGTGCGACGAGCTGGCCAGCTTCCCGAAGGGCACCCACGACGACCAGGTAGACACCCTGAGCTACGCCGCGCGGATCGCCGCGGCGCACTGGCTGCCCGCCGCGCCCCCGGCCCCGGTCCGCGCCGAGACGGGCCTGGAGGCGTACGAGCAGGCGTACGCCGCGGCGACGGGGCATGACCGTCCCCCGGACCTGATGACCATGCCGCTAGGCTGACCGCTCAGGGACCGCGGCCCCCCGGCTTCCCCCCCCGGCTTCCCCCCCGGGCGGGCCGCGGTCCCGGCATGATCACGGGCCAGCCTGTTACGCGGGCGCCCCGCCGTGCCGTACCATTCCGCCTGTAGGGCGGGCGCTGGACCGCGCGAGATCTTTCCCGTCGCGCTGGGAGGTGCCCCGTCCCGACGATCCGGCTCACCCAGCCTCCCACGTCGCCTATCGGCGCCCCCGAGTCCGTGTGGGGCATGCCCGGCACGGGCGGGCTGCTGTCGGAGTGGGCCGAGACCGTACCGGACCTGATGTGGCCCGAGCAGATCCGCACCTACGGCCGGATGCGGCACGACCCGCGGCTCAAGGCCATCCTCACGGCGTACAGCCTGCCCATCCTCCGCACCACGTGGGCCGTCGACCCGGAGGGCATCGCCCGGTCCGAGGCCGTCGACCTGGTAGCCAGTGACATGGGCCTCCCCATCCTGGGGGAGGCCACCCGGCCCGCGGCTGCCGCGGCGCCGGGTTTCCGGTGGTATGACCACCTGCGGCTAGCGCTGCTGTCCCACGTGTACGGCTTCGCCGCGTTCGAACGGTGGTACGACACGTCCGGGCCGCGGACCCGGCTCGCCGGGGTGCAGGAGCGGCTGCCGCATTCCATCGCGTACATCGACATCGACGACCGCACCGGCCTGATCAAGGCGGTGGCGCAGAACACGCAGCCCGAGGAGATACCGGCGGCGCGGCTGCTGTGGTACGTCAACCAGCGCGAGGGGGCGAACTGGGCGGGCCTGTCGCTGCTGCGGGAGTCGTACACCCCGTGGGTTCTCAAGCATGAGGTCATGCGGGTGCATGCCACGAGCATCCGCCGGTTCGGGATGGGCGTCCCGAACGTGGAGGCCCCGGCCGGGGCGACCCCGGCGCAGGTGGAGCAGGCCCGGCAGCTCGCCGCGGGCATGCGGGTGGGTGACCAGTCCGGCGCGGGCCTCCCGGCGGGGTTCCGGATGAACCTGACCGGGCTGACGGGCTCGGTGCCGGACGCGCTGGGGTTCCTGTCGTGGTGCAACCAGGAGATGTCCGGGTCGGCGCTGGCGCAGATCATCGAGCTGGGCACCACCAGCTACGGGCCGCGTGCCCTGGGCGAGACGTTCCTTGACCTGTTCCTGCTGGCGCTCCAGGCCGCGGCGGACGCGATAGGCGACAACGTGACGTACGGGGAGCCGGGCATGCCGGGCCTGGCGAAAGACCTGGTGGAGATCAACTGGGGCGAGGGGGAGCCGGTGCCCCGGATCGTCGCCACTGACGTGGGTGACCGGCATGAGATCACCGCGTTCGCGATCAGCGAGATGGTGAAGTCGGGGGCGCTCCAGCCGGACGCGTCCCTGGACGCGTTCATCCGCGAGGCGTGGGGGCTGCCGCAGCGGACCAGCACGTGGACGCCGCCGAGCGCCCCGGCGCCCGCGCCTGAGCGGGGCGCCCCGGCTGCGCCGCCTGCCGCGGCGCCGGGAGCGGCCCCGCCGGCCGTGCCGGGGGCGGCTGCTGCGAGCGTGCTCCCGGCGCGGCCGGCCCGGGCGGCGCGGCGGGCGCGGCTGTGGCCGTTCCGCGCGGCGCCCCCGGCGGGGCTGCGCCGCAACGTCACCCGGGTCGAGGCCGCCGCCGGGTACGACCCGGTGTCGGTGCAGGCCGAGTGGCAGGCCGCGCTCGACGCGCTGCTCGCCGCGTGGGCGCCGGTCCGCGCGGCGCAGGTCACCGCCCTGGAGGACCAGGTTACGGCGGTGGTGGCGGGCGGGAAGATCGACCGGCTCGCCGGGCTGACCGCCGACCCGGCCGCCGGGGAGGACGTGATCCGCGAGGCGATGGGCGCCCTGGCGGAAACCGCGGCGCAGCGGATGATCCGCGAGGCGTACCGGCAGGCCGTGGACATCCCGGCGGCCGGGGTGAAGGTCAACGACGCGCGGCTCGCGAGGGTCGCGGCGGGCCGGGCGTCGCTGGCGTCGTCGGGCCTGGCGCAGCAGGCGGGCACCAAGGCGATGCAGGTCACGGCCAGCGCCGCGGACGACGCGAAGCGCGCCGGGGAGCAGGTCGGGATCTGGCTGGCGGGGCTGTCGCAGGCGCAGCTCAGGGACCAGCTCGGCGCGGCGCTGTCCACGGCGCAGAACGCGGGCCGGACGGCGGTGCTCCGCGCGGCGCCCGCCAGCGCGGGGACGGCGGTGTACGTGGCGTCTGAGATCCTTGACGTCAACACGTGCCCGCCGTGCCAGGCCATCGACGAGCATCAGTTCGGTTCGCTGGCGGAGGCCGAGGCCGCGTACGTGAACGGCGGCTACTACGAGTGCGAGGGGTTCCTGCGGTGCCGCGGGACCGTCGCCGCGGTGTGGGGCGGGGTGACCCCAGCGTTATGCCGTACCACATCGGGACCAGCAGCAAGTGCCCGGCGTCCAAGCCCCACGCGGTGATCAAGGACAGCGACGGCACGGTCATGGGCTGCCACCCCACCAAGGCCGCCGCTAAGAAGCAGATGGCGGCGCTGTACGCCAACGACCCGGCCGCCGGCGCCGGCCACCACGTGGCCGTCCACCCGGACTGCCCGGCGGGGACGCCGCACGGGGTGATCAGCGATGCCACGGGCCGGCCGGTGTCGTGCCACGCCACCCGGAAGGCCGCCACCGACACCATGCAGTCGATGCCCGAGCTGACCGAGGTCATTCCCGGTGTCGGCACCATCCCCGCGTCGGCCGCCGCCCCGGAGCCCCCGTCGCTGCCGCCGCTGGCCACCGTCCCCGGGGTTGACATCATCGCCGCCGGGACATGGAACCTGTCGACCGGCCCGGCGACGTTCACGACCGATGACCTGGCCGCCGCGGTCGACGCGGCGCAGTGCTCCGCGATCGGCTCCCCGGTGATCAAGCTCGGCCACGTCGACCCCCGGTTCGACGGGGAGCCCGCCGTGGGCAAGGTCCGGGGCATGGCCCTGTCCGCGCAGGGAAACAAGATCACCGCCGACCTGGCGGGGCTGCCGGGGTGGCTGCCTGCGGTGATGCCGTCCGCGTACCCGGGCCGCTCCATCGAGGGCTCGTGGGACGTGCAGTGCTCCATCGGGCATGTCCACCCCTTCGTGATCACGGCGCTCGCGCTGCTGGGCGTCACCGCCCCGGGCGTGGGGGTGCTCAGCTCGGTCAACGACGTCGCGGAGCTGTACGGCATGGCCCCGGCCGCGCCGCCGGTCGCTGCCGCGTGGCATCTCAACCTGGGAGGAGCGCCGATGAACGGCGTAGCAATGGCCGCCGGGGTCACCACCGAGGACGTGCGCCGCGCCTACTACGAGGCCGCCGGCACGCCGTACTCGTTCTGGATCACGGAGATGCAGCTTGACCCGCCGCAGCTCATCGTCTGCGACGACGCCGCATCGAAGGTGTTCCGGGTGCCGGTGTCGATCAAGGGCGGCGCGGTCACGTTCAGCGACGCGCAGGAGGTCGAGGTCGAGTACGTCGACGTCGCTGCCACGGCGGCGGCGGCGGCGCGGGCGGCGCTGGCCGCCGCGGACCCGGGCCGGGTGGCGTTCGCGTCGGCGGCGGCCAGCCGCGCCGGGGTGCGCGCCGCGTGGTCCGGAAGCACGGCGGAGAAAAACCTCGGCACCGACCCGCCCGCGTCAAAGCTGAAGGCCCTGTACGCGCTGCCCGCCGCAACCAAGTCCGACTCCCACCTGCCCCACCACGACGTCAGCGCGGACGGCGCCGTGGGCGCGGCGAACCCGGCCGGGTGCTCGGCGGCCATCGCCGCGCTGAACGGCGGCCGGGGCGGCGTGAAGGGCGTCTCCGACTCCGCCAAGAAAACGGCGTACAGCCACCTGGCGAAGCACCTGC